CACTGCGCTTTACTACTGTTATTGTTGACATCTGCTTCTCTTGTTATTTTTGTTACTGGTACTTCTCACTAACCTGTAATTGGGTTAATTTTTTTACTATTTTTGCTTCTGGATTGATATTTACGACAGTTGACTTGTCCCAATTCAGTATATATTTTGATTTGTCGACCAGGACTAAATTATGACCCGTTTTTGTTAAAACCAGTTCTGCAGAGTGTATATCCGCACGTTCCAACAAAGTTATAGTATACAGGATTCCCAGCCCGCGAGCAACCTCGCAGAATATATTGTCATCCAATAATTGCCAGGGATCAGGCCAATCTTCTCGATCGTCCCAGTGCAGGTGATATCCGGTCCACGGAGATGAGAACCACCAGGCATTAATGTCTTCCAGTGCTGCATCAATGGGCAGAGTTTTGGCTCGAGTGCGTAGTTGTGTCCAACTATCCAGCCGGGATTCAAATGTTGCAGGCCAGACCACGTTAGGCCAAATGTGTTATACTATAAGTTAGTGTTGCGGCCAAGCCGGTGTTGGTACTAATGTACTTTACAAAAACCGTGCTGCCAGTCTGAGTCACAGTGAGAGTAATACCGGTATTGGCATTTTCTGTGTAGTCATCTGTGTAGTTTAAAGTGCCAGCGCCACCATTGGTGGTTATGTTAATAATACCAGTTCGATACGTTATACCTCTCACAATGGTATAGTTAATGCCAAGTGCGGCAACACCGCCAAGGCTGTATGCAATTGCATTGGTAGGAGAAAGCACATTGTTTGTTAATAAAACTGTAAGGCCCGACTCTCGAACATACGTGCCCATGGCCAACTGTTGACCGTTTGTAAATGCAATACTTGCTTCACCATTTAAATCAATACGTGGATGCACAATGGCATAGGCATCTGCCCGTTCAAACATGTCACCAACACTTATGTTGTTGGCAGACAAGAAATCTATGATTGTGGTGTAGGGTTGTGTTATACCACCAAAGTGGTTGCCGACATCGCCAAATGTGTTTTGTGCTGTGGCATTGCGATCAGAATAAAATATAATACCTTGGGCATATATAGTATCAAAATCGCAACTGGTAATTCCAAATCCTTGTGGACTGAATTCAGCACCATCAGGATTGACTTCTAATAGAACGCCGTTGAACAAGGTTGAAAAATGTGCGCCTGTGATACCTACTCCGCGCACATGTTGATCTGTTCTGACTCCGTAAGTTGTTCCAGTGAATCCGCAGTTGTCAAATTTAATTTGATGTACATCTAACGCATCACTACTGTCAAATCTAACACAGGCAGTGTTGTCTGTGTCCACGGTGAGATCTGCTGTGGTCAATGGTCCAACAAATTGCACTTGATTGAAAATACAGTCTGATGCTCGGTCAATAAACGCAATGTCCATTGGGTCAACGGATTGGAAACACATGTTTTCAATTGTAATACTTGTGGGCGGTGTTGCACTGTTTGTGCCAATGTTGGCACCTGTTTGTTGTAAACTGTCGCTGGTCTGTACCACGTATGAGGCTGCCGATCCAGCAGCCATTTGAATAATACTGTTCCGAGGGCCTTCACCTTGCAGTGTGGCATAAGGAGGAACATTGATTGTGCCAGTGACAAGATACACACCTGCAGGGAAAAATAAACTTCTGCGAATTGCAGGATTTACTTCACGACAATACAGTTGATAAAGTGCGCGGTTAATGGCAGCAGTATCGTCTGTAATGCCGTCGCCTACTGCACCAAAGTCTTTGACAGTGGCAAACTGATCCATCCAATTTTGGAGAGATAATTGTACTGGAGTTCCGGGCGATGGGCCAGTTTGTACGGTGTATCCGGTGGCTTCTTCGCCGCTGTAGGTGTAATCCTGTACCAGTGGAATAATTTCAGAAAATTCTGTTAAGATTTCAGTGTTGCCAATAACTGGAGCACCTTCTTGTAGTGTTCCGTTACCAATGAACAATCTGCGTTCGTCAATACTCCAACCGAATTCAGCACCAGCCAGTTGCGGTAGATTTTCCTGTAACCCTTTACGCTGGGTAATTCGCGAAATTTGTACAATAGCCAATTTAGTTGTCCTCTGTGATTAACTATTTAGCATATAATACTGCTCTACTCGTTTCCACCAAAGACCGCGATATTTTTCAAACTCATTGCCTTCTAGTACAAATTCCTGGTATTCAGGAGTTGTAAGCACATTGCCCATGTCATCAGTTGTGGGTTTGACACACATTAAAATAACACCTTTTTTAATCTTTGTTCCGTGCAGTTCGTTATGTGCTTCTGCATAGGCGCAAAGTTGTAAAAAGTAATCGTCGATCCATTCACGTTTTTTAGGCTTGTTGGTTTGTTTGTAGTCTATAATGGCTTCTTCGTTTAAGTGCAAACCGGCGGCATCAGTTGTGCCGGCGTAAACTGTTGGAAAATACAACGGAACTTCGTATCCCCAGAACTCAGTGACACGGTCAGTAATTCCTTGGTCAATTACCACTTGTGCCATACTATGACTTGCCCACCCAAATGGATTTGTGCCGCGATCTTTAAGTTCACCATTTTTTACATAGTGCTCTAGGTACGTATGCATACGTGTGCCGCGGTTGGCTGCTTCTGTGGTAATCTGTTGTGCCTTTTCATGACCAACACGTCGGCGCCATTGTTCAAGAATTAACTTCTTTTCTTCCGGCTTGGTTTTGTCAAGTATGGTTGTGACACTGGGTAACTTGTTGCCGTCAGGTGTGGCATAGAAACGTTTGCCATTTACTTCTACACGTGGCACAGGGGCATAGTTAAATTTTGGATTGTACATGTTGCAAATGAGAGTTGTATATGTGTTTATGGGCGTCTGACAGTTTGTCAAACAGTTTAGAATTTAGGGTGTAGCTATCAGTATCAGTGCGATTATCATAATCTGCGGTAAATTTTAAATATTCTGTAAATGTTGATTCTGTGTTTCGTTCATTATTCATAATAGTAGACAACATTGACGTGAAATATCCGTTGAGTACATTGGTACGTTTGTATTTTTTAAACACGGTGTGATTTACGCATTGCTCTAACAGCTCAATTAGTTGCGGGTAGTATTGCGATGATAAACTTTCTACCATCAATGACTCTGGTTTATACAAGTGTATGTTTGACATCCATAAATCTGTTTGTGTTTGATCGGCCCAGTGTTCCCACCAATCGAGATAATCCACTGCATAAAAAATATTGTTCAATGAAAATACAGGACTAACTGACAACGAAAATTTTCCCGGGCATTGGCGAGACAGCAAATTGAATGTTTCTAGGTTATCTTCAATTTTGTTAAATTTAGCAGGCCATCTCACATAATGATAATTTTCCCCAACGCTGTCGATGCTTGAAAGAAATTCTATGCGTTTGAACAATGCAAATTTTTCAGAGAATTTTTCAGATATGCTAGGCACAAGACTGGTGGTAATACGCAGTGTAGTTGTACCTGCTAAGTTTTCTGCAATCAGCCAATCAACTAATTTTAAAAATCCAGGTTGCACCATTGTTTCGCCACCAATTGGATGTACAATAAAGTTATCAGTTTTGTTATGTTTGCGACGAATCATGTCAACTAAGGTATTCCAATAAATCTCGTTTGTTGAAATATCAATTTCGTATTCAGGCACAGCCGGGCGATCCATCAGCTTGGACCATAAACTACTATCATCTTCGTTACAACTGCGACAGGCCAAATTACATAAATTGCTGAATTTCATTCCAACTTGGAATTCAGTTGTTTTTCTGGACTGTTTAAATTGCGCCAGTTCATCAACTGAGTAACCCAGCATATATTTTACACGTTCTGATTGTGCTTGATTTTGTTCATCGTGTGTGCATCGCCAGCAATGCTCTGACACAATGTTTTTTGACATGTCTTGCTTGACATTTTCTATAAAACTAAAATCCAGATCTTTATTTGTTTTAGATATATCTAAATTACAACAAGTTGTAACTTTAAATTTGTCAAATTGAAATCTGAAATCGTATGCAGAATAAGGTGCTGTGCAAAATTCAGGATTATTTTTAATCCATTGAATTGTTTGTGAGGTCATATTCTGAATGATTCTCCACAGCCACACCGATCGCGTTCATTTGGATTGCGAAATTCAAAACCTTCATTGAGTCCTTGTCGCACATAGTCAACTGTGATGCCTTGCAAATACGCACCGGATTTAGGATCTACAAATACTCTACAGTTGGCACAGTCAAAACACTGATCCTCGGGCTGTGGATTGTCTACATATTCTAACACATAGGCAAGTCCAGAGCAACCAGTGGTTCTGACTCCAAGTCTGATTCCTTCACCGTGTCCACGGCGAGTTAATGTTTGTTGAATTTTTTGAGCGGCAGCATCAGTTAACGAGATCATGCTTCTTACGATAGTCGTCTACAGCCGCTTTGATTGCGTCTTCGGCTAGAATGCTACAATGTATCTTCACGGGGGGTAAGGCCAATTCTTCAGCGATGTCGGAGTTTTTGATTGCTCCTGCTTGGTCGATGTGCATGCCTTTGACCCATTCGGTAATAAGGCTCGAGCTCGCAATAGCCGATCCGCAGCCATACGTTTTAAAACGTGCATCTGTAATAATACCTGTATCATTATCGACCTTTATTTGTAATTTCATGACATCCCCGCAAGCAGGTGCGCCAACCATACCAGTGCCAATATCAGTATCAGTCTTGTCAAAAGATCCGACATTCCTGGGATTTTCATAGTGATCAACTACCTTTTCGGAGTATGCCATGTGTGTTTACTCGGGTTTAATGTTGGATGCTTGCAGGCCTTTTTGTCCTTGAACCACATCGTATGTCACACGTTGATTTTCTTTGAGGACTTTGAAGCCTTGCGTCTGAATTGCTGAATAGTGTGCAAACAATTCTTCGCCACCTTCGTCTGGAGTAATAAACCCAAAACCTTTGGTTTCATTAAACCACTTTACTTTACCTAATGCCATATACTGCTACTACTTTCTGTTTTAATTTACTGATTTACAATTACTTTGTACAAGTTCTTGTGTCTACCTACCTCAAATGTATTATACTACATTCTGCATGTATTTACTATCATTTTGGTTCTTTTATCCAGGGCTTTTTGCGATCACTGAAAGTAATTGGTTTGTATTCGTAATCTTCAGGGCAAAACTTACATTGATCAATTTGATTGTCAATCGTGTCAATAAATTCTTTGCCTCGGATGTCAAATTCATCAACGGTCAACGGCTTATAGCTGTGTAGCATAGCACGATCCTCATCGCTTATTTCAAAATGGTATTGATCATCAAATTCGGGCATTAGAGCGGCTGGACCGCATTTGTAGATTTTCCCATTGATCATGTGATAGTTTTTAAATCTGCGGAAAGTGCAGTTTTCGTGTGCCCGTGCAGGATCACTTTGATACAATGTGTACTTGTTGTCTGGCAGTTCAATGATATTGCTTTGAACAAACTTGTTGCTCATCCAGGCGTGAATTTTTAATTTTTTATCATTAATAAATTGATAATCGCTACCAATTGGATCATCCTTGCGTTGCGTTTCTACAACAGTGGGTCCCAAGAAGTTTCGTACACGAGCAAATATTTCTTCTCGGTCATTGGGATTGTGTATGCTAATGCCTAGCCAATTGCCTACCTTAGGATCAAGTGCTTCTTCAAGTCCTTTGACACAGTCAATTCTAGTGCCGTTGCTTTGGACTTGGGTTCCTGAATGGTTGGGCCATAGTTTATTAACGCCAGTGATCCACTTGACAATGTCAGGATTAAGCAAGGGTTCGCCACCAAGGATTACAGGATGTCGTATGTCTATTTTCTCGGCCCAGCGGGTGAGAACGGGTTCTGCTTCTGCCCAGCTTTGCCATCCGCTAAATTTATAATTGTTATATCGGTTACAGCCGTTGCAAGTTAAGTTACACACGTTGGTGATGTAGAATTCTAACTTGTCAATCAAGATTTTTTGTGTCATGTAACGATATTTAATGCCAGTGACGGCGAGGATGTGTTATTGGCGACGCTTCAAGGCTGCTTTGGCATTGCTGTCAACAACTTCACGTGCTTGGTCAACACTCATGACTGTGGTGGCTTCGGTGTTGCCTTTGAATCTAACTATGCCTGAATTTGGTTCAAGTGGTTCAAGCAAGTTGCTCAATGGTTCACGGCTGATCATGTCACCAAGATTTTGTTCAGTTACGTTAACGCCCATTGACTGAGCTAAATCAATAAATGCTGCTTGACTAATTTGTTTTGAGGCTGCTTCGTCTTCGGCTCTGTCGCTGAGAAACTGAGTCAGCGCCGCTAGTTTAAGGGCGCTGTTGGCAGTTTCATTAAACTCACGTAGACGCATTATCTGCGCTCGCGACCTAGTCCAGTTTTAACGGGCTCTTCAAGGTCTGCTTCTGCATCGGCAGCAAGTGCATCTAGTTCTGCACCAGGTTCAGCAGGCATTTCAGCACCAGCATCCATGGCTGGCATTTCTGCGCCAACATCAGGAGCCGGTTCGCCTGGCACTATAGGTGCTTGACCTGTCACTGTGCCCATGGCAGTTTCTAATTGAATCTTGGATTGCTGTAGGTTCTGTACCATACCACCCAGTGCGGCAGTGGCATCTGCATTGAATTTTGTAGCTTGGTCATAGCCAATTTCGTTACGGATCTGATCAACTAATGCTGGCAAATCTTTGAATTGTATAGAAGTAACCTGTTCAATCATGCGCTGAACTTGATCAACCATGTCTTGACTGGCCAAGATAACCTGTGCTTGTTGTACTTCGCTCTCGGCCAAGCGACGGCCTGTTTTACGACGACTTTCGGCAGCCATTGCGGCAGACAAGGCAGCACCTTGTACCATCTTTTGTTCGTCTGGCGACAGTGTCTGACCGGCAGCACTCTTGGTCATTGCGGCTTTGAGTTTAGGATCAGAAATTTTACTTATAGCCTGTTTTGTTTTAACAGGATCAGGTTGTCCCAATGCGTCGGCACCTGCGGCTGGTGGAATTTCTTCTTTGAGTTTTTTAGTTAAAACTTGTTCAAGCATTACTAACTTTAGGTATGCCGAATCCTGTTCACTTTTATGGAATGCAGGTGTGCGGCGATGCTCGCCCAGTAATCCACGCACCCGGCCTAACATAGCATGTGCTTGACGCTTTGAAATTGATTCAAAGGTAATGCTTTTACCAAAGTAACTTTCAAATACTTTAGCGACTTGTTTTGTTTGCGGCAGCACGGCCAATTCTTGCAGTTTCATTATCGAATCCTCGTTGTTGATAATATTTAGCCCAATTCACACATTTGGCTAATCTATTTTCTATTTCTTTTTTCTTTAAAATCTTGTTTTCTAACTTGGTCAGAATGATTTCACGTTGATCGGCATTTTTAGTACGATCACCAATGGCAGCCCTGGTGCCGATATCCACGGTTAAATGG